CGGCATCGAGCAGCGTCTGCTGGGCCACAAGGTGGTGCTGGACGAGAACGTCGCCGCCAAGATCATCTTCGGCGACTTCCACAACGGCTACGCCTTCAACTTCGGCGATGACATCAGGGTCGAGAGCGACACTTCTGTCGAGTTCCGCAAGGGCTCCACGGTATATCGCGCCATGGCCCTGGCCGACGGCGCGGTTGTGCAGGGCGAGGCTTTCGTGGTCGCCACCAAGAGCGCCTGATCTGAGGTGATGGCAGGATGAAACTGGTTATCACGGAAGAGTTCCACGACAGAGTGGCGGATGTCATCCGGGAGGCCGGAGACATCCTGACGGTGTCCGAGGAGCGCGGAAAGGAACTGCTGACGGCGCGGGTGTGCAGAGTCGTACCCGAGGAGACGGAAGCGCGGACTGCAGAACCGGAAACGACTGAAACGCCGAATGCGGAGCCGGAAGCGGAGCCGAAGACGGCGGGAAAACGGAAAAAAACTTAACCGGAAGCCCGGCGGGAGCGATCCTGCCGGGCTTTGCATTGAACGGAGGATGAGACATGTTCGCGGAAGTGAAACGGATGCTGCCGATCAGCGGGAACGATTATGACGCGGAGATCGTGACACAGATCAAAGCCGCGGCGCTGGATCTAACACGGACGGCGGATATCATCCTGCCGGGAGAAATCGAAATCAGCATCGACGACACAACCGGCGCGGTGACTGACGAGAGCACCATGGACGATGAGCTGATCATCACGGCGATCGGCACCTGGTGCGCGATGCGGATCGGGAATCCGCCGAACTACGACAACCTGCTGAAGGCCTACGAGAGCATGAAGGGAAACCTTCGGGTTTCCGGGGACTACACGGACTACGGGGAGTGATGGGATGGAGAAGCTGAGCAGCTGTGTGCTGATCGCCTACAATCCGGACGCCCACGAGGCCGGAAGCGCTCCGGGCGAAACCAGGCGGAAGGTCAAATGCACGGAGAAGGATGTCGGGCTGACGGAACATTACCAGGCAACCGGCCAGGGGCTGCTGCCGGAAATGCGGCTGCTGATCCACTACGAGCGGGACTACCGCGGGGAGCGCGACCTGGAATATGACGGCAAGCGGTACCGGGTGATCCGGAAAGTCGGCGGAGAGTATAACGGCGTGCTGCTGACATGCCAGCCATGGGACGGCAACGCGGCGGAGGTGACGGACGATGCCTGAGGATTATCTGGCGCTTGAAACGGCGCTGAAGGCCATCGGGATCCCGTGCGCGGAGAACGGATGGACCACCAGGCCGAAAAGCGACTACATCACCTACGCGCTGGAGTTCGAGGCGAGCTCCGATCACGGCGACAACCGGAAAGTGGCGCGGGCCTGGGAAGGAAGCGTCGACCTTTACTGCAGCGACAAACGCGGCGGAGGGTATCCGAGCCAGATCGAGGCCGTGCTGGCCGAGCACTGCGACGGATGCTGGCAGATGGAAACATGTGGCAGATGGGAACGCGAAACGGGCCTGTTTCACTATGAATGGAGCTTCGAGGTTCTGGGGTGAGGCTGAATGGCATACAAATGCGTTACCGAGGGGATGAGCGAGCTGGTCAGTGCGATGGACCAGCTCGGAGCAGCCGGGCGAGGAGCCGCGGCAGGCGGGCTTTATGAAGCCGCCGGAGTATACGCTGACGCGGTCAGCGGGGCAGTCAACGGGATTGCCGTGGAACCGTTCAAGTACGCAGCGGGCGGACGAAAACGGAGACCATCCCCGGAGGAGAAGGCGGCGCTGCAGGGCGCCGGAGCGGCCGGCATCGCGAAATTCAAAAACAACGGCCTGAGCGTCAACACCAGCATCGGATTCAACAATTCCGGATACGCGCTGGTGGACGGGCGGCGGAGCATCAAAGCCAGGACGAATTACCGGTACGACGAGACGACCGGGAAAGTCATGCACGCCAGCAAGGCGGGCAAGGGCTCAAAGAACGCAAAGCCGATTCCGCTGATCGCCAACTCCATCAACAGCGGAACATCATTCATGGACAAACAGCCGTTTTTCCGGAAGGCCACACGGCAGGCGGCCGGAAAAGCGCAAAGCGCATTCGATGCAAAGGCCACGGAGATTCTGAACCAGGCCGCGGCGGTCGTCGGGAAAAACAGCGGCCGGACTTACAGAAGCTGGAAGGACCTGGCCGAGAATGGATGGAAATACGGAGATTAACAACAGGAGGGATAGAACATGGCAGCAGGAAATCCGAAACAGCGGGTTGGAATGATGTACCCGATTTGGGCTCCGCTTATGAGCCACACGGAGGGCAGCATGCCGACCTACGGTACAGGCGTCCGGCTGATGGAGGCACGGACCGCTACCGTGACATTCGAGCGCAACGGCGGATCTGACTACGGCGACAACCGCGTCGTAGCGGAGGACAACGGCGCGACGGGCATGACCATCGACTTCGAAAGCACTGGCCTGCGGAATGACGCGCGGATCGCGGTGCTGGGCGAAGAGGCCGGCAGCCAGGAAATGGGCGGCCAGTGGATCACGGACGCGCCGAGCCCCTACGGAGGATTCGGCTACATCGAGAAGATGCTGGACGAGAACGCCCAGAGCTTCAGCTATGAAGTCTGGATCACCGTCAAGATCCATTTCAACGAGAACACGCACAACAGCCAGACCAGAGAAGGACAGACCACATGGGGGCATCCGACGCTGAATGGCCGGGCGGTTCCGCTGGACATCGACGGAAGCGGAAAACTGAAATACCAGTGGCACGGGAACTTCAACACGCTGGCGGACGCCAAGGCGAAGATCAACTCCGTGCTCAACTATACGCCCTGATCGGAGGACGGCGGAACACATACGGGGGATCCAGCGATGGGTTCCCCGTTTTTGTGGATTGAAATGTTGAAGTTTTCATGATCGATCAGGAAGTTTTACGGATTGATTATGAAGTGTTGATGATTTGAATAAGGAGATCTGGGAAAATGACAGAAATCACGATGGGCGGGCGGACGATCCCGCTGTATTTCACGAGCTGGGAAATGATCGCGATCCAGGAGCGGATCGGATGCACGGCAGCGCAGCTGCGGGACGAGGTTTTCGGACTGCATCTGGCGGATCAGGAGGACCCGGAGAGCTGGGCCATGAGCGTGGCGACGGATCCGGAGAAGCTGAAAAAATTCGGAACGCTGATCGAGATCCTGGGCAACGCAGGGCTGGAAGAGCAGGGACAGGAACCGGATCTGACAGAAAAATGGGTGCTGCGGCACATGCGGCCGGCGGAGATTGTCGGCTTTGCCATCCTGGCAACGCTGGAGATCAACAGAGGCATGCGCAGCGAAGTGGCGGAAGAGGAACAGAAGGAACAGGCGGGACAGAAGATCGACGTCATGGTGGCGGAGGAAGAGAGAAAAAAAGCGCCAGCGAAATGACGTACCGGCGGATCGTTTCGTGCGGACTGATCGCCGGGCTGAAGAAAGAAGAAGTGAACCGGATGAGGCCGGGCGAAGTGCTCGACTACTATTACTACCGGATGAGATATGACAGCATGTTTTCGATTGGGGGCTAAGAGATGGCAGGGGTGAACTTTAAAATCGGCGCGGACGCGAGCGCCTTTAAGCAGGGCGTAAGCGAAGCCCAGGCCAGCCTTAAAACCCTGGACGCCGCGCTGAAGGTCAACGAGGCCAGCTTTAAAGCCGGCGGGGACGCGGAAACCTACATGTCCCAGAAGCTGGAGATTCTGAACTCGAAGATGACCCAGCAGAAGAGCCTGGCCAATCAGCTGCAGGCTGGGCTGCAGAAGATGCGCCAGGCCGGCGTTTCACCGACGTCGGTGGAATACCAGAAGCTTGAGCGGGATCTGTACAACGCTCAGGCGGCCATGAACGAGACGAAGGTCGCGATCGATAACCTGGACGGCAGCCAGGAACGAGCCACGGGCAGCGCAGGAAGTCTGACGGCAGCGGTCAACGGGATCGGGAAAAAGATCAGCCTGGACCAGGTGATCGGCGGGATCGACCGGATTACCGGCGCCATGCAGACAGCTGCGGGGGCCGCGGTCAACCTGGGCGAGAAGATCTGGGACAATGTCATGAACTCCGCAAAATGGGCGGACGATTCATCGACCATGGCGCTGATGTACGGCATCGACCCGGAAAGGTTCCTGCGGATGCAGAAGCTGGTTAAGAACGGCATGGACACATCGGTGGACGCCATGCTGCGGAGCCAGACGAAGCTGAACAAGAACATCGGCGACGGGAACAAGGACACACTGCAGTATTTCCGGGAGCTGGGCGTTGCGATCGCCACGGTCACCGGCGAGTCCATGGACATCGTGCAGCGAAAGGACCCAGCGGATCTGTTCTGGGAGATCGGCGATGCTCTGATGCACATGGGCGATGCATACGACAAGGAGGCGGCATCGCAGGCGATTTTCGGTAGAGGCTGGAAAGAGCTGGTCCCGCTGTTCGACAAATACGACAGCCGGGCTGAATATGAGAAAGCGCTGGGCAGAGTCAAAGTCAACACTGAGCAGGAAGTCAATGACCTGGCGGAGCTGAACGACAAGGTAGCGGAGCTTCAGGGGAACGTTGAAACGCTGACCAACAAGGGATGGGCCGCGCTTGCACCTTCCCTAACCGGTGCGGCGGAAGCGCTGAATGGACTGCTGGGCAGCGTGCTGGAATACCTGGACACTCCGGAAGGGAAAGAAGCCCTGAAGGAGATGAGCGAGAGCGTCAGCACGCTATTTGAGGATCTGGGGAAGATCGATCCGAAGGACGTGGTTAACAACTTTCAGACGGTATTTGATAAGCTGGTCACTGGGTTTGAGTGGATTGCTGAACACAAGGGCGACGTATTGAAGGGGCTGGAAGTGATTGCCGGCGGATTTGGTCTGCTGAAAGTATCTGGAGATGTCCTTACGGCTCTGAAACTGATGTCAGGGCTGAGAGGATTGAAAGGCGGCGGCGCAGAAGCTGGCACACCCGGCAGTGGAGGAAGCGGAGGCGGACTAAAAAGAGCGTGGCAATGGGCAGGAGACAAACTGTCAGCTGTCAGCGAGTGGATTGGCGGCCCGCTGAATGGTGCGGCTCTGTGGGATTATGCTGTGAACAATACCAGGATCGGCCAGGAGACCAGGAACACAGGGGATTTCTTCGGAGCAGTTAAGACCGCGTGGAATGAGAAAGTCGAGGAGGTCAAAAAGAACTGGAATGATTTCTGGGAGACATCGTACTGGGGCGAAATTGGCCAGATGTATGCTGACAGCCTGAACAAATGGACAGAGGATCACAGCGCCAGCAACAGCAGCATCCTGGGCAAACCAGGGCAACTGCTGGATGAGTGGGATAAACTGTGGGGTAACGAAAAGGTCGAAATCCCAACGGAACCGAGTGTGCCGGAAACAGCCGCGGCAAACATCGCCGAGCAGATCGGCATTGTGCCGGTACAGGTGCAGCCGGTTTTATCCGGGACCGGATACGGCGGGGCGACGGGCGGAGGCACGATGAGCCTGTTACGCGATTTTGGCAACGGGTTGGCAAGCCTGTTCGGCCTCCATGCCAACGGCCTGTGGGCAGTGCCGTTTGACAATTACCCCGCATTGCTCCACCGCGGCGAGCGCGTGGTGCCGGCGCGGGAGGTTTCCAGCCGGAGCTACAATTCAAATCTTTATGTCGAGAAAATGTATATGAGCAATGGCACGGACGCCCAGGGCCTGGCTGACGCGATGGCTGCAGCCAACCGGCGGACGGTAAACAGCTATGGCGGAGGTTGAGTGCATGGATCCTGCAGACGTCGTGCTGACAATTAACATCGCGGGGATCATCCTGATCCTCCTGGCGATTTGGTGGAGGTAATGGCATGGGCCAGAGCTATTTCATTTTTAACGGCAGGGATTGCCGGGAGATGGGCGTTCGGCTGGTCGGCCCGATTGGACTGGTCCGGCCGGAAGAGCGGGTTGAACATGTCCAGATCCCGGGCCGGGCGGGAGACCTGACGCGGCTGGAGGGCGACGATATTTTCAACAGCTACATCCAGACGGCGGAGATCTCCGTGCAGGGTGCGCTCAATGTGCGGAACGTGCTCTCGTGGCTGCGGGGAGCCGGATACCTGACGACATCAAGTGAGCCGGACCGCCGGCAGATAGCGCGGGTGATCGGCGCGATCACGCTGGACAAGGTCAGTAAATACCTGGACGCGTGGCGCGGCCAGGTTCAGTTTTACTGTCAGCCCTTCAAGGAATTGCTATGGGAACGTCCAGAGACGATCAGCGCAGCCGGCAGCATCGTGAACAACGGCGACGTGGTCTGCAAACCGCTCTGGAAGCTCACAACAAGCGACGCGGCGGTGACGCTGACAGTCAGCCACAGCGACGGCAGCACAACCAGCATGGAGAGCATGACGGTCACAAATGTGGGCCCGGCGCTTTATATCGACAGTGACGGGATGGAAATCCTGAGCAGCGACATGCGCGTCAGCATGGCGCCGTGGGCAAGCGGAGATTTCCCTGTCCTGCGACCAGGCACCGGGAATTACGTCAGCGGATCAGGATGGAGCTCCATTGAGATCACAAAGAGGGAGAGATTTCTGTGATTAGTGTTTTTGACGGCATGGCCAGCCGGGACTACACCAAAATCGGCGACTGTGTGCTGACGCCGGAGAGCTGCCGGCTGCATCAGGTGGCAGCCGGGGCTTATGATCTGACGATGGTGCACACGGTGGATCCCGGCGGGAAATGGCGGTGGCTGGTCGAAGGGAACCTGATCAAAGCGCCGGTTCAATGGGAAACGATGGAGAACGCCTACAGCGGATCGGAGCTGTGGATTTATGAAACCATCGCGAACGCGAAGCTTCGGGATGATCCGAGCGAGCCGAGATCGGTCAGCTATCAGGAGTGGAACGCCAGCACGATCTATACCGTTGGGGCCAAGGTGACGATATCGAACCGGAACTGGCAGTGTGATTATTTTGACGAAAACAGCGGCCAGCGGTTCATACCTCCGTTTGACAGTCCGTGGTGGCATCAGATCCCCGGCACAACCGGCGGAGGCACGGTCATCGCGACCATGGGCGCCGGCACAAAGGTGATCTGGATCGAAGGCGCATACACGGACACCTGGTGGAAGGTCGCCACGTATACCGGCGGGCTTGAAGGATATATCAAACAGAGCGAGCTGACAAACGAGCAGCACCAGACGCCGGAGGAGGTTCAGCCGGTCACGATCAAAGAGCAGCTGTTCCGGATCCGCAAGGTGTTCAAGAACACAGGCGGGATGACGCTGACGGTCGAGGCGGAACACGTCAGCTACGACATGAGCGCTTCACTGATCAAGAAGGCGGAGATCTCCAACGCATCGCCGGCGCGGGCGATTGAATTGTGCATGGAGGGACTGTTCACGCCGTACACGGCCGGAAACGTCTACACCAACCTGACTAACGCCTCAGACGGGACGTACACGAAGACGATCAAGGGAAAGAATCTGACCTACGCACTGCTGGATCCGGATTCGGGGATTGTGGCAACGTTTGACGCTGAGCTGAGACGGAATAACTGGGATCTGTACATCATGCGGAGAACGGACACGGACCGCGGGTACCGGCTGACATACGGGAAAAACATCAAAGGCGTCAACTGGACGCGGCATGATCAGGATCTGATCACGCGGATTGTCCCGGTAGCGAAAAATGAAGCCGGCGAAGAACTTTATCTGGATGACGTTTATGTGGACAGTCAATATATCAGCAACTATCCGGTGATCCGGATGCAGCAGCTGACCGTCCAGGGCCAGGTCGGCAAGGACGACGGAACCGGCACGGATACAGCCTGGACAGAAGCGACGCTGAAAGCGGAGATGGCCAGGAAGGCCCAGGAACGGTACGACGTGGATCGGTGCGACATCCCGACGGCGGAAGTCACGGTCGACTTCGAGACACTGGGAGACACGGCCGAGTTTGCGAGATACAGAGCGCTGGAGCGGGCGCTGTTGTATGACATTGTACGGGTCAAGGATGAGCGGATCGGGCTGGACATGGAGCTGAGAGTGGTTGAAACCGAATGGGATGCCATTCGGCAGAGGCTGACCGGGCTGAAGCTGAGCAACGCGGTCAGGGCCAACACGAGTACGGTCGCCGGGTACGCTGTGAGGAATGCAACGCTGACAACTGGCAAAATTGATAACCAGGCGCTGACGGAGATCATTGACGCGGCGGCTGATCGGGCAGTACAGATTTTGAGCTGATGGAGGGATTGAACATGGCAGTGATGGAGCTGTGGAGACGGCGGGACCTGGAAGGGACCGTCAAACCGGAGTATATTGACGGGAACTTTTTCACGCAGGATTCGGTCGGTAACCTGGTCGGCGTGAAGTGCTACAAGGACGGGGCGGAGGTCGCTCTGACCGGCTCCGTGACGGGCTACTGCGTCCTGCCCAGCGGAGAGACTGTCAGCGTCGCCGGCACCCGCAGCGGGAACCAGGCGAGTATCCTGGTGCCGCAGTCTGCCCTGGCCTACACCGGACCGCTGGGCATCACGCTGAAGCTGATCGACGGCAACACGATCACCACGCTGATGAGAATCATCGTCGTGGTGTACCGGTCCAAGACCGATACCGTTATTACGCCGTCGTCCCAGATCATCACCGATTGGGCGAACCAGATCGCCGCGGCCCTGCAGGAAGTGGAGGACGCCAGCGCCGCCCAGGACGTCAAGATCGCTGATTTAAAGAGCGCTTTTGACGAACTGGAAGGCA